TAAAATAAAAAATGAACCCACTAAAAGAACACTAAGAGCTTACTATATTCTCAATGCGGTTGACATGACAACTTCATATGTGTTTACTAGAAACAACCCGCACATAAAGGAAGCCAACTTTTTACTGCCGGAAAAGCCGTCTGCTGCAGAATTTTTACTACACAAATCTGTATTAACTCCAATTATAGCAGCTAACTTAGAAGAGGAGCAAATGGTGCTTACAAACTGGATTCTTGCAGCAGTAATAATAAGAAACTTTTACTTGTATGAAGAGGCTTCAGAATGCAGAGATTTTAATTACCATCATATTACAGGCGTAAATGTATCGTGCTAAATAAAGTTATCACAATAGTACTGTTTATGGGATTGCTTATATGGAATCCTGGTGTCATGCAAAGAGTCGAACTAATTGGTTACGACTACTTAATCATGAATACCGAACCAGTACAGAACGAGAACATTCTGATAGTTGATCTTGATGAAGATTTTCTACAGACTTATGGCGGATGGCCATTACCTAGGTCAGTGTTTGGTGACTTAATCACTACTACACAGGCCGTACCAGGTTTTACAATCTTGATGCCAAACCCCGACATTCGTGGTAAAGATTATGATAATTACTTTGCTATGCGAATGCAATACATACCAACAGTCCTTGCTTCAGCAGCATCGACACAAGTAACTGGGACAAACCCTCATGTAGGTACTGCTCAGTTAGGAGAGGACCCATTACCATGGCTATTCGAACTACCAGGAATTTTACCTACCGCGTCTACGCTGGAGTCAAAAACAAAGGGAATCGGAGTAGTAACCGCTACGCCGGAAATAGACGGGGTTACTCGTCGCATTCCCCTAGTCGTAAACGTGCAGTCAAAACTCTACCCGAGTTTCGCCTTGGAACTCTTAAGAGTCGCCGTAAACGATCCTTCGTACCAGCTAAAAACAACACCAGAAGGTATTGATTGGATAAGAATCCCAAACTACCCACTGATGAATACAGATGCGAATGGTCGTATCTTTTTAAATTGGAATACGAAGTTTTACAAACAAAGCGGACTGGAGTTTCTTAAGAAACCAATAGAAGCTCCGTTCGTTATATTCGGCACGACTGCAGAGGGTATAACTAACCCAGTGCCGACCCCTGCGGGGGCTAAATACCCACACGAAATCCAAGCGAACATTCTACACAATCTAATTACAGGAACCGCACCTAGCCAACCAACTTGGGCTACAGGAGCAGAAATCATCGCAACACTACTAGCACTGATAATACTTGCTTTTGCATCAAGGTCAGTCTGGCTTTCCGTTCCCGCACTATTACTGATAACTGGAGGAAGTTTATATGGAGCCTGGCATCTATATAAATCTTCTTACTTGCTTGACGTTAGTGGAATCGTAATTATATCCGTTCTCTTTTGGAGTATTCATACCTTTCTGAGTTTCCTATCGGAGTATCAACAGAAACTTCGAATCAAACAACAATTTGGGACATACGTTAGTCCCGACTTAGTAAAAAAATTACAGGACGACCCAACATTACTGAGATTGGGTGGGTTAACTTCACGACTCACTTTTCTTTTTTCTGATATACGAGGATTTACCCCGATTTCGGAAAAATACCAAAAGAATCCACAAGGACTTACGAGCCTCATTAATCGTTTCCTTGATAATCAGACTGAGATTATTCTCAAGCATGGGGGAACAATAGACAAATATATGGGAGATTGCATCATGGCATTTTGGGGAGCGCCGTGTCCAGACGAGAATCATGTCGAAAATGCAACAAAGGCAGCTCTCGAAATGAGAGTGGCATTGGAGGAGTTAAATGAAAAACTCAGAGAAGAAGGCTTGGATGAGATTAATACAGGAGCGGGAATCAACACCGGGGACTGTGTCGTTGGAAACTTTGGCAGCAGCACTCGCTTTGATTACAGCGTTCTTGGTGATAGCGTCAATCTGGCTGCTAGACTAGAATCTAGCTGTAAAGAATATGATGCTGACTTAATTATATCTGAGCACAGTTTAGTAGATGGTTATGATTATGAGTTTCTTGACGAGGTAACTGTAAAAGGTAAGTCAGAACCTGTAAAAATCTATACCATACGAAAATAGTACTTGACATCAGGTTGGTAATTTGATATAATTATCATGTATTTAATACAAAAGTTAAGAAAAGGGAGTAACAAATGGACGCTGAACAAGTGGCAAACGATCTAGCTAGGCATGAAGCAGTCTGCGCGGAGCGATGGAAAACTGCATTTAACCGCTTTGACGACATGGATAATAGCTTAAAGCGTGTAGAAACAATACTGATTTCTGCAGCTGGTGGGGTTATTGTCGGAGCAGCAACCGTCATATTTACAATATGGAGTATGCACTCATAGGAGAAAACAATGGAATTAGATTATTCTAAAAAAGATATAACAAAAGCACCTAAAATGAAAAAGGTAAAAACAGAAGTACCTGAAGGTGTAGAACTTTATGAAAAAAGAGGACTATGGCATCTAAAAGGAGATGGAATAGACCACCAAATATTTAAAACTAAACAGGAAGCACTTACATGGCTAACGAAATAAAAGAAGCCTTGAAAAAGGCAGTGGAGCACTCAGAAGAAAAGAATGAGTCTCCAGAACTTACTAGCAGAATGAAAAGATTACTTGCTAGAAAGAAAAATTTAAAGAGAAGATCACACAACCCTAATCGTAAAAGAACAAGATGATCGATAAGGAAAGACTTGCTAAAGAGTATGTCTGGGTTCATGAAAACACTACTACAATGAGTGGTAGAACAACAGTAAAGAACAAAGATATAATTAAGAAAGTTATAGACAGAGTAAATCCTGTCAATGTTTTAGACTTTGGTTGTGGTAAAGGTTGGCAGTACACTCGACAGAATGTACACGAAGATTGGGGTATACCAATGCCAACACTATACGATCCTTACGTAGCTAAGTATAATAAACTAGCAGGATATAAATGTAACTTTTTCGATTTAGTACTATGTGTAGATGTGATGGAACACATACTACCAGAAGAAGTCGATAGTGTACTACACTCAATATTCTTTTTAGGAAACTCTGTGTATTTTCATATTGATACTAAACCAGCAATTAAAAAGTTTAGTGATGGTACTAATTTTCATGTAAGTCTACATAACGAAGAATGGTGGACTAATAAATTAAATGAATATGGAACGAATTGGTACGCGGACTTCGAATAAAAAGTCACATAAAGAAAGATTAAAGATTTGTGAACAGTGTCCAAACTATAGTAAGTTTTGGAAAACTTGTAAGATTTGTCACTGTTTTATGCCCCTCAAAACAAAACTACGATGGGCTGAGTGTCCAGACGAGCCACCTCGTTGGACTTAGGGAGATGAAGTATGCCAAGAGGCAAAGGAACTTACGGCTCTAAAAGAGGCCGACCAAAGAAGAAAGGAAAAGGTAAAAAGAAAAAAGGTATGAGCGGACTCAAACCTTGTTTATCTGCAGCGCAGAAGAAATTACCAAAAGCTTTACAGTCAGGAATTCGTAAAAGAAACAAACCCTGCAAGTAGTTTACCGAGGAGGTGATCAACAATTTAGGATTGGATGACCTTATACTAAACGCAAAAGCATGATATTATATCATGACACGGAAAAATATCGAGGGGTCTCCAATCCGCCCTTCTACAAAGAATTATGCAAAAAACACCATATCAAATAGCAAGAGCATTTTACAACGATAACGCAGTTCCAAATGATAGGGAAGTGCCAGTGTTGTATGGTGACTTATTCTCTAGAAGAGGAAATACTAGATTCTTCAAAAAAGAAACATGGGAAAAATTAGAAGGACAAAGCAGAACTAACCAACAAGCTATAGGTTTACAACCGTTCTGTATCTGGGCTGATGCACATACAATTAGCGTTCGTAATGAAGTAATAACGATCACTCGAGACGCAAATAACAACGCACAGTCATTTCAATTTGGACATGACACTTTCAATACCATTTGTGTTAAGAATTTAGACGAAGCAAGAAAATTAGAAAATAATGACGGCCTGTTTGGCGGTTTATATGTTGTCGATTACAGTTGTAAAAAGCTGTATAGATGCACAGTGAAGATAGAGCATAAAACTCGACTCGAGAGGATCTTAAATACTTATGTTACTGGGTTACCTTGGTTTTTTAGCCATGGAAACAAAGTGAATAAGGAAGGTCTGTGGAGAGGTCAATTAGACACTTTGCAGGATAATCCAGGTGGCCAAGGCTACTAGGACGCGTATACATCGCAAGGAGTACTTTTTAGTACGATAGGAGATAAGTATGTTAGGATTCTTTGAATGGCTCCAAGCATGGATAGCAGTATTACCAACAATAGTAATGATCTGTTCTCTAATAGCAGCTTTAACTCCAACCCCTATAGATGACGGTTGGATGAAGAAAGTCTATAAACTAGTTGACTGGTTTGCCTTAAATGTTGGCAAAGCGAAAGATAAATAAACATTTCGGGGGTATAGTGGGCTGAAACGCCCACTATGCATTGAGGAGATTCAATGGCAAGAAAAAGAAGAAAGGCCGCTAAGAAAAGGCCAGTACCTACAAACCCTACTCTTTATGCAAGAGTAAAAGCACAAGCAAAGAGAAAGTTTAAGGTATACCCATCAGCATATGCTAATGGATGGCTAGTAAAAACTTACAAAGCCAAAGGCGGAAGGTATCGTATGGGTACTGGACGTAAAAGAAGGAAGTAATGGCAAAACCTAAAGGTGGACTAACAAAATGGTTCAAAGAAGGTTGGGTAGATATTTCTCGTAAGAGAAAAGGAGGAGGACACCCTCCGTGTGGAAGAAAATCCGCACGAAGTAAGGGAGGCTATCCCAAATGCGTACCAGCTAGTAAAGCTCGAAGAATGACTTCGGCGCAGAAACGATCTGCAGTAACACGCAAGAGGAGAGCAGGTAATCCTGGTGGCAAACCTAGAAACGTATCAACCTTTGTTAAACGAAAAAGAAAAACAACACGAAGAAGGAGAAGGTAAATGAACAGTCGCACACTAGCTAAAAAGTTTGAAATGACTCAACAGCTTTCGGCGATTGAAAAAACCGTGGCTACTGTAGTAATAACAAGACGCAGAGCCCTCTCCCAATTAGTAAAAATGAAAAATTACGCAACTATGCAGGAGTGTAATTTTCGGGATAAGCAAATTAAAAAGCTTATAGGAGAAAGAAATGGCTAGAACAGGTTCATTTTTAAGCGGCCCTACTGGTGTACATGGTACTCAGAAGATTCGTAAACATAAACTAAAAAGAGGACTAACCAGAGATTTGAATGCAGCAGCAGGAACTTTTGTTAATACAAAAAGCCCGTTGTCTAGCTCAGCAGGATTTTATGGTGCAGCTCCAAAGGCAATTGGTCCAAGATTTGGTAAAACACTAAATCCAAAAAGAGCAACCTTTGGCAAAAGGTCAGCAGGAAGAATACTACCTAGACGAGGAAGATAATGTTAAAATACACTGAGAACGCACTATCAAAAGAACGCTGTCAACAGATAATAAACTCTGTTGAAAGCTGGGAAGATGATATATATAAAAGAGATATAAACTTTGATGTTGATGCACAGAACATGACAAAAGATGAGCTGGAAGCAAATACTGTCGTTCTCAAAAAAGGTGGCAGAGGCAGAAGCGTACAGCAATCTGAATTAAGTTGCTTTGATACTTGGGACGGTTTACCTGTCTACAGAAGTAAAGTAATGAAGTATGAGGAAGGAGATTTTACCAATCCTCACAGAGATAGTATGTGGATGTGCCAGAGTAATTATTGGAAAGAAGGAACTAACAAAACTGCAAAAGATATTGTTATTATTCCTTTAAATGATGATTATGAAGGTGGTAATCTTTCACTAGGTAAGAATAAAGAGCAACCTTTAGAACAAAAAGTTGGTCAAGCTATACAGTTTCCACAAGACGGCTTAGAAATAAAAGCTAAATGGTGGCACGGTGTAGATAAAGTGACCTCAGGGACAAGATACGCACTAGTATTTTGGAATTTTAGAGACTAATATGCCCCGTAAGCGCGACCCAAGACTCAAAAGAGCAGGTGTCAGAGGATTCAACAAGCCCAAAAGAACCCCTGGCCACAGAACCAAGTCACACATAGTAGTGGCAAAAGTTGGAAATAAAATTAAAACTATTCGTTTTGGACAAAAAGGAGCTAAAACAGCAGGGAAACCTAAAGCTGGAGAGTCTCGTAGAATGAAGATGAAGCGTAAGAGTTTTAAAGCTAGACATAGAAGAAATATTGCCCGAGGCAAGATGTCAGCAGCATACTGGGCAAATAAAGTTAAATGGTAGAAAGGAGAAAATATGGGATTACCCACAACTGACGGAAGAAAAGTATGGTTAGATGAAAGTCAAATTCATGCACATAATTTTTTAGCAAAAATGTTAGAGGTAGCAGATAAACGAAACCTCTCATCATCAGAAAAAAACTTAAAACAGATGTCAGCCTCCTTTTTATACCTTTACGAAAAAGCCAAAGAGGCGGGTCTTCTCGATGACGAAGACGATACATTATTATTTTTCAACGAGACAATACATTGATAACCATTAGCAGAAAAGATGTCCTTAGTGATGAACTAATGACATTTGATGAAAGAAAATTTATAAAGTTACCTATTAATGGTTACATGGACTTACTAGGCGTTCAGCCTAATTCATCACAAACAGCGTTGATCAACGCTATAAACAACCCCAAATATAGATTTGTATGTGCTGCGATTTCTCGTAGGCAGGGCAAAACTTATATTGCAAATATCATAGGACAATTAATCACATTAGTACCAGGTTCTAATGTTTTACTTATGTCGCCTAACTACTCTTTATCACAAATCTCATTTGATTTACAAAGACAACTGATTAAACACTTTGATTTAGAAGTTACTAGAGATAATGCAAAAGATAAAGTTATTGAGCTATCAAATGGCTCAACAATTCGTATGGGTTCTGTTAACCAAGTAGACTCTGTGGTAGGTAGAAGTTATGATCTCATCATATTTGATGAAGCGGCTCTTGTTGATGGCAGAGATGCTTTCAATGTAGCACTAAGACCTACACTAGATAAAGAAAACTCTAAAGCTATATTTATCTCAACTCCACGGGGTAGAAATAATTGGTTTGCAGAGTTCTGGCATAGAGGATTCAGCGATGAGTTCCCAGAGTGGGCTTCAGTACGAGCAACTTATCACGAAAATCCTAGATTATCACAAACAGATATTGACGAAGCTAAAAAGACGATGTCAGAAGCTGAATTTAATCAGGAATATATGGCTGACTTCAATGTTTTTGAAGGTCAGGTATGGGCATTTAATCATGAAACACAGATTGCAGATTTATCCGAACTAGAAACTGGAAGAATGGATATTTTTGCAGGAATGGACGTAGGGTACAAAGATCCTACAGCTTTCTGTGTGATTGCGTATGACTGGGACGCAGATAAATACTATTTAGTAGACGAATATTTAGATAGTGAACGAACTACTGAACAGCATGCAATAGAAATTAACAAACTTATAATTAAGTGGGACATAGACTACATTTACATAGATTCTGCAGCTCAACAAA